AATGCACCAATAATAGATTTGAATGATGGTACAAATGGTGCTGCTCGCATAGGTGATACGGCTGACACAGGAGATCAAGGAACTGGTGGTCCTAATGATACTAACTCTGCGGGAACTAACATAATTGAAACTGGTTCTTCATCAGTTGTTATTGGCGGATGAGATAAATAGAAAATGGCAACAGTAAACATAGATTCCGCAAGAAATTTCAAAGATTTAGATTTGAGTTTTGCACTTCATCCTGTCCGCAAAGATGTAAACACATATAGAGCGGAATATGCAGTGATCAATTCTGTCAAAAATTTAATTTTGACTAATCATTATGAAAAACCATTTCAACCAGAAATTGGAAGTAATATTCGAAGGCTTTTATTTGAGAATATAGATTCTATTATTGCAGCACAAATAGAACGAGCCGTTACTGAAACTATAAACAATTTCGAACCAAGAGTAGATGTTTCAAAAGTTACAGCCGTACCTGACCCCGACAACAATCGGTATAAATTGCAACTGGAATTTTTTATTGTAAATCAAACATCACCAATTACTATAAATTTCTTTTTAGAGAGAATTAGATAAATGGCAAATCGTCTAAGAGTAACAGAACTTGATTTTGATACAATCAAATCAAATTTACGAACATTTCTAAATCAACAAGCTGAATTCACAGACTACGACTTTGAGGGTTCTGGTTTATCTGTATTGCTTGATGTTTTGGCATATAATACACATTATAATGCCTATTATCTTAATATGGTTGCAAATGAATCATTTTTAGATACCGCTCTACTTCGTGAATCTGTAGTGTCTCATGCTAAAGTTTTAGGATATGTTCCATATTCCAAACGTGCATCAGCAGCAACAATTAATTTTTTAGCCAATTCTGCCACATCAACTGCCGGAACATTAACTATTCCTTCGGGGTATTCTTTTTTATCAAATAAAATTGATGGAAAATCTTATAACTTTGTAGTCTTAGATGATACAACAGTAACAAAAGCTAATAACTCTTATTTTTTTGAAAATTTAGAAATATACGAAGGTCAATTGGTGACATATGGTTTTACGCAAAACCAAGCTACAAATCCAAAACAAATATTTACATTACCTGATGATAATATAGATACAACAACAATTAAAGTAGGTGTCTCTCCATCAATAGGAAATACCTCAGTTTCAATATATTCAAATGTAACTGATATTTTAGATATTACAAGTTCTTCAGAAGTTTATTTTTTACAAGAATCTAAAAACGGACAATTTCAAATATATTTTGGAAATGATGTTGTTGGTAAAAAATTACCAGATGGTGGAATTGTTAACGTAACTTATTTGTTGACAAATGGTGATGTAGCAAATAAAGCAAATAATTTTGTTGCAACAGCTACTTTAACAGATTCCAATAGTGCATCTTTGTCAAATTTCACGATTACTCCAGTTTCTGCCGCATCTGGTGGTGCAGAAAGAGAATCTGTTGACGGCATTAAATTTGGGTCTGCGGCACAATTTGCAACACAAAATCGTTTGATTACAACCAAAGATTATGAATCTTATTTGTTAAAAAATTATCCTTCAATTGATTCGTTATCGGTATGGGGTGGTGAAGATGAAACACCAAAATCTTTTGGTAAGATTTTCATTTCACTAAAACCAAAAGCTAATTATTATATTTCAGAAACAGAAAAACAAAGAATCATTGATGAAATCATTTCACCGAAATCTATTGTTTCTGTTGATACAGTAATTCGTGATCCTGAATTTTTATATTTAATACTTTCAAATTATGTTGAGTATGATAAAAGAAAAACAACTCAAACACCTGAGGCTATAAAAACATCAATACGAAATGCAATTATACTTTACAATCAAACCAACTTAAATAAATTTGCGTCAACATTTGTTCTTTCAAAACTACAAGACAGTATTGATGGTGTTGACTTAAACGCAATTATTGGTTCTGAAACTCTTCTTAAATTACAAAAAAGATTTGAACCTGATTTAACAAAATCTGCTTCATACACAATTAATTTTAATGCAGAATTAAACCGTGGTACAATTACGGAAGGAATAAGTTCAACACCATTTAATGTATTTGATGCTACAGGTGTGCAAAGAACTGTTTTGATAGAAGAGATACCACAATCATTTACTGGAGTTACCTCTATTGAAGTAACCAACGGCGGCACTGGATATCTAAGTTCACCTACAGTAACAATTACTGGTGATGGATCCGGCGCAACTGCGGCCGCTACAATTGTGAATGGTCGAGTTACCGCTATTACAGTCACAAACCGAGGCTCTGGATACACACGAGCTATAGTGACACTCACTGGCGGTAGTGGTTATGCTGCAACTGCTTCTGCTGTTGTAGATGGAAAATTTGGAACACTTCGTACAGTTTATTTTGATGAATTAGTTCAAAGACAAATTGTTAATGCAAATGCCGGAGAAATAAATTATGTGACAGGTACTATTACCTTAAATGATTTAAGAGTTTTATCTGTATCTTCTTCTGATGGCCTAATCAGATTAACAATTGGTGCTGAAAGAGGTATTATATCTTCTAGCAGAAGCACAATCATAACAATTGATGATACAGATAATAATTCTATCGTGACTGAATTAGTTGAAATTTAATGGCTGATAATTTAACATCATTACTTGTTAATCGTCAAGTTCCTGAATTCGTTCGGGAAGAATATCCTCTTTTCATTACTTTTTTGGAAGCTTACTATGAGTATCTTGAACAGAAACAAGGCACACAAATAAATGATTTGACAACTAGAGCAAAAGATTTGCGTTACATTTCTGATGTAGATGATTCTATTGATGATTTTGAAATTAACTTTTTTAATAATTTTGCATCATTACTTCCTAGAGATGTTGAGGTAGATAAAGCCACACTTATCAAAAATGTTTTGCCGCTTTATCTTTCAAAAGGATCCGAATCATCATTTAAGCTCTTGTATCGTTTTATGTTTGCACAAGAGTTAGAAGTTACATATCCAAAAAATGATGTTCTACGAGCCTCTGATGGTAAATGGGAAATAGAAAATGCGTTGAAAGTTTCATCTGAATTCTTTTCTTATTACACAGCTAATGGAACAAACAAAGAGTTCAAAATTTTACAAGCATTAAGTGCTTCAGATATTACAGTCTATGTTAACAATGTATTACAATCTTCTGGATATCATGTAAGAAAAGAATCTAAGAAAGTAGTATTCAATACTGCACCAACGAATGGTGCGGAAGTTAAAGTAGAATATAGCACAGCTCTTGATAAAACAATTTTCACTAACAGAAAAATTACTGCTGAAACTTCTGGTGCAACAGCTCTCATAGAAAGGGTTTCAAGTAGAGTTTTAGGTACAGAGGTAATCTCTGAATTTTTCATTAATGACAAAACTTTACTGGGCACATTTCAAAACGGTGAAAGCATTCTTACTGATGTATTTGTTGATGATGTATTGGTAAATGTGATTGTTGCAACAGTATCAAATGTTTTAAGAATTAATGTTATTGACGGTGGCGCAAATTATAATGTTGGTGATCCAGTAATTATTAATGCTCCAATCGCAGAAATTGCTCCATCAGCTGTAATATCAAAAGTTTTTAGCGGGCTTATTAATAATGTTGCTATAACTGACGGCGGTGCTGGTTTTGAGGTGGGATCGTTAATTTCGGCCTTAGGATATTCTAATACACAATTAAGTTTTGCAATAGCTGGAGTTGATTTAACTGCTGCAAATACTTCAAATGTTTTTAGAATTTACTCTGATGTTATTAGTGATATTGATCCAGCGAACACGATAATCAATGTTGCTAATTATAATTTTCCTAACACAAATATTTCTCCATCAGGTATTGTTAATGTTAACTCAATAATCTCAACTGCATTTGCAAATGTTAGTTATCTTTCAATTGGTGAAATTTCTAATATTACGATTCTTGCTACGACAGCTGTTGCTAATACACCAATTCTTAATGCGAATCCGGCTATTGTAACAATTTCTCCATTAACTGCAAATACGACAAATAGTACCGTTGTTCGTATTGATACTTTTGGTTCATTAGGTAAACTAGTGGTCACAACACCAGGTTCTGGATATGCAGTTTTTGATGAATTAGTTTTTACGAATAAACCCATGTCATTTGGAACAGGAGCTGAAGCGATTATTTCTACTGTTGATGGCCTTGGAGGAATTACGAAGGCCGAATTTGTGCCTAGTAAAATTACCGGTACTGCAAACGTAACTTCGGTTTCAAATGTAATGGTTCATGGTATTGGAACTACATTTAATACCGAGTTGGTTCCTGGTGATGAAATTAGAATTGGATACGATACTCGCAAAGTTTTAACCATTGCATCAAACACTTCATTAAATGTTACTTCAGCATCATGGACACAAATTTATCTTGGAGCACCAGTTAGAAAGATTGGTAAAAATTTACTTGGCGGCCAAGGATACACACAAGATAAATTACCAACAGTTACTATTAATTCAGGCACTGGTTCTAATGGTGTAATTAGTCTTACTGCAATTATGGGCGATGGTGAAAATCTATTGGCTCAAAGTACAAAACGACCAGGAGAAATTGAAGAGATTGAAGTTACGAATCCTGGTAAAGCAATTCAAGTTGTTCCTACTATAAACTTGAAATCATCTGGTGATCAAACCGCAACAGCTAATGCCACATTAACAGCGTCTTATGAATCATTAGAGGGCCGTTTCTTAACATCAGACAGTATCTTATCTTCTGTTGATAGAAAAATTCAAGGCCGTGATTTCTATGTAAATTATTCTTATTTGTTATCTTCTGCTACAGAGTTCTCTAAATACAAGAAAGTATTTAAAGATTTATTACATCCTGCTGGATTTAAAGCTTATGCTGAACTAAAAAGATTGAATGAGTTAGATGCAACTCCTGTTACAAGTGAAAGTCTTTTTTCAGCTTCTACAGTCAGAGTAATTTCTGGACTTGTAAATGTTGCCAATGCAAGCATCTTTGTTACAGGAACGAACACTAAATTTAATGTTGCTAGTAGTTTAGGTATTTTAACAGTAGGTTCTAGCATTGCTGTTAACTCTGAAATTCGTGTGGTTTCAAGTATTATAAGTAATACAAATCTTGCAGTTACTAGCGCCTTTACGATTACTGCAAACAATGAGGTACTATCAGTTTTGGATGTTACATACACGGGTCTTGAAACAGAAACTACAGGCGAAGAAATTACCGATGAAAACAATGTACCGTTAGCGATAGAACCATAATAGGACAAAGAAATGCCATCAACAAAAATTACCGCTCTACCAGTTTTACCATCCGCAAACGTCTCCGCGAATGGTTCAAATACTATCTTTGTTGTAGTAGATTTGAGCACTGGAACTGCAACAACAAAACAACTAAGTTTAGCCAATCTCGATATATTCATTGATAATGTGGGTTCTGTTGCTTTCGCTCATGCTAATGGTGCTTTTGCACAAGCTAATACTGCGAACACAACTGCTGATGCATCTTTCGCAAAAGCCAATACCGCAAATACAACCGCTGACGCATCTTTCGTAAAAGCAAACTCTGCAAATGTATTAGCACAAGATGCATATAATGCTGCCAACTCAGCAAACACTTTTGACTTCACCAATATTGCAACTTCACCAGGATTTTATGGCGACTCAATTTCGGTAACATCAATTAATTTGGCTGCAAATGGCCGTGTGATTAGCGCATCAAATATTGCGATTACAGGTTTTGCAAATTCAACTTATGCCACTTCCGCCTTTGGCTTTGCAAATACTACCGCAAATCTTGTACTAACATTTAGTGCATCAACTATATTAGATGTATCCGCAAACAGCTCTATAGCTTATAATTTTTCTCAATATGCCAATGGATCTGGAGCAATAAACAATCCTAATGTATCAACATTTAGCGCAACAACTATAGGATTTAACTTAAATCCTCTTTCTGGATCTCACCCATTTCATATTCGATTAGGTGATAACTCTGCTGATTTTAGTAATGGATTAGTTCACATTTCATCTACAGGAACACTATCGTATGGTTCATCTGCTCAAGGTCAAGTAAGTGGTACATTATTATGGAGAATACCACATGATGCTGTTGGTAATTACAAGTATCGTTGTTCTGCTCACCCAGCTGCAATGATTGGTGAAATTAATGTTGCTAATACTGCAAACATTTATTTTGCTTATAGCACATAATAAATAGAATATAATTATGCCAGATTATACATCAAAAAAAATATCATTTAATACCGCAGAACAGTTCAAAGAATCTTTCTTTGAGTCAGAACCAGCAACACTTGGTTTTGTTTTCTTAGGAAATCATGTTGCATGGCCTAATGAAAGTTCTCCACCAACTCCACTTGATAATGTCTCAAATGAAAAATCTATTTGGGATAACATGTTTGCGGGAAAAAGAGTAACTGGAAGCGATGTTGAATTAGTATTACCAAGAGTCAACTGGACAGGTAATACGAAATATCGCCAGTTTGATGATACCATAGAATTATCAGAATTAACTTCTTCCAATACTGCACAAAATTTAAAACCAATCTATGTTGTTACTTCAGATAGAAATGTATACCTATGCCTTTCAAACAATATATCAGCGAATTCAACTGTTGAACCTACTGGTAAAAATTTAGCTGCTAATGGAAACATTACTACCGCAGACAATTACATTTGGAAATATCTTTACAATGTAAGAGCATCAAATAAATTTTTAACCGATGATTGGGCTCCAGCTCCAACATCAACTTCAAGATTAGATTTTGACACATCATCGGTTATTTCGGTTGATGGAGAGTTAGCCCAAATAGTTGTTACAAATGCGGGCTCTGGATATATTCACAGCACTATTACTGTGAGCGCATTTCCATCAGGATGTTCAATTCTAACTCTGGCAAACACTACTAATGTAACTGCGAATATGGCTATTTCTGCAACAGGAATTGCCACCGGAACACATATTGCTTCTGTTGATACAGTCAATACAAAAATCACATTATCATCTGCAACTACTGCTAATGGCGGCAACACAGGAAATAATGCTGTAATCTCTACAAGAGTTTATATTTTAGGTGATGGTACTGGAGGAACAGCTACAACAACATTATCTGGGAATACAATTCAAAAAATAACCATGACTACAAATGGTAAAGATTATTCTAATATATCTGTTTCTCTTTTTGGAACAGGAAATAATGCGACTGCGAGAGCTGTTTTACCTCCAAAGTTTGGCCACGGATTTAACTCAGCAAAGCAATTAAATGCTACCAATGTAATGATTGCCATGAGAATTGGTGAAGTAGATTCAACAGAAAATGGAGTTATTTCTGCAAATACTACCTTCCGACAGTATGGTCTTCTAAGGGATCCGTATAAATACAATACAACAGTTGCAGCAAACACCTCTACCGCAAATGCGGTGTTTTCGCAAACAACAAATATTACTTTGGTTGCTGGAACTGCGTATAATTTGAATGAATTTGTTTTTCAGGGACCCTCGGCTAATGCATCAACATTTGGTGGTTTTGTAAATGATCAAACATCAAACGCTGTTAAATTAACAAGAGTGACAGGCAGTCTTCTTAATGGTGCTGTACTAAAAGGATCCGTAACAAATCCTGCGGGAAGAGCAGTTGTGTTAAGTGTGAATCCTGAGTTTGAACCTTATACGGGCGATATTATGTATGAAGAAAATGTTGTTAGTGTTCAAAGAACAGACGGACAAGCAGAGAGTCTTAAATTCGTTATACAATTTTAAGGAAAAGATAGTTCATGGCTATTGATACAAATTTTAACGTAGACCCATATTATGATGACTACGATGAAGATAAGAAATTTCTTCGTGTCTTATTCAAACCTGGCTTTGCGGTTCAAGCTCGTGAATTAACTCAAGCACAAACAATTCTTCAAAAACAAGTTGAGAGGTTTGGATCATCTGCATATAAAAATGGTAGTGCTGTAGTTGGAGCTGAAACTTTTGCACAAAACGCCACATTTATTAAATTAAATACGGCTTATTCTGGCGTAGATATTGTTGCTAACAATTTTACGGACATGACCATACTTTCTAACGATGAGTCTAAGAGAGCTGAGGTTATTAGAGCATATGAGGCAGATGCAGGTACCGGAGACCCAATCACTTTAATGGTGAAACAACTTTATGGTGATGCATTTGTATCAGGCGAAACCATTAAGACAAATGAAACTTCTCCATACTTTGCTAATATTGTAACATCGGCAACAAGTGTAGGCACTGGTCAAATATTTTCAGTCAATGAAGGTGTTTTTTATTATGAGGGTTTCTTTATCAAAAATGATAAACAAACTATTGCAACCTCAAAATATGACAGCAATACGGCTAATGTAAGAATTGGTTTTGAAATTACCGAAACTTTGATAAAATCTTCTTCTGATACAAGTTTATTAGACCCAGCTCAAGATGCATCAAACTATCAGGCACCTGGTGCGGATAGATTCAAAATTGATTTGATTTTAGCCACAAGGTCATTAATCTCTACCGATACAACAAGATTTATTGAATTAGCTAGACTTGAAAGTTCAGAATTAACTAGAACTGCCGATACAGGAATTTCTGCTATCGTTGAAGATGAATTGGCACGAAGAACATTTGATGAATCTGGTAATTATACAGTAAGGCCATTCATACTTGCTTTAGAAACATCTTCTGCCAATGCTAATAATATGAATATCATATTGTCTCCAGGCAAAGCTTATGTTCAAGGTTACGAATATGGTACCACATCTCCAACAACAATTACTGTTCCGAAACCAAGAACAACAACAGCTGTTCAAAATAAAAGAATAACAGCTGACTATGGTAGTTTTGTTTATGTCACAGGACAAACTGGTAGTTTTCCAATTGACCATTTAGCCACAATTAATTTACATTGTGTTCCAGCTTCGTCTATCAATATCACATCTACTGCATCTGTTGCAAATACTAGAATAGGTACTGCACGAATAAAATCTGTAGAATTTGATTCTGCTGCAAACTCAGCCAATGTACAATCATACACATACAAAGCATTTTTGTTTGATGTAAATGTTAATAATTCAATTACTGGTAATGTAAATACTTATTCAACAAATGCCACAACAACTACAATAAGCATTGGTAATACAACTGCGGGTCAAGTATATTCTACAGTTAATGATGCATACACAGGTGCAAAGCTTAAAATAACAACTGGTCCTGGCACAGGCGAGGCACCAAAATTTATTACTGCACACGCAGGTTCTACTGGTAATCTTACAATTGCTTCTTCGTTTACTGCTACCTTAAACGCACAATCCGTTTTCTCAATTGATTTTGAATTCAATGATGCAGACTCTTTGGCATCACATAGTGGTGCCGCACCATTTGTTTCAGCAACAATTGATAGCCGTTCTAAAGATTTACCTTCAGATTTTGATGACGCAGTTATTTCTGATACTGTTTTTGAACCACTAATATTTCCGTTGGGTGAAAATTTTATTAAAGAGGGTTCAATAGCTGACTTCTCATTTACATACAAAAGATTATATACAGGAGTTAATTTTGCTGGAACGAGTGCGGGTGGTGTAGATTCTGATACTTTATCTGTTGAGTCTGGTGGTACTTTAGCTACTGCTACAAGTTCATCTGCAATACAAGACAAATATCAAGTCATTGTTACTAGCGCAGGAACATCACCTTATGGTATCGGCAATACTGTTA